TTTTATTTCTATATACTTCTTTATATTATTCCAAGAGTCAATTACTACTGTCTGTCCTGGATATAATTCATTTTTATCTGGGTTTGTAGATATTCTATAATTCGCCAGTTCACTATCCCATTCATGAGAATCTCGTTTCATTGCCGTTGTAATGATGTAAAGATTCTGAGGATTTTTCATCGGAATAAATTCTTGATTAAGGAAGCTACCACCATTCTCTTTGAAATAATAATAGAGACCGGTCCTAGATTTACCAGAACCAGTCCCTCCGTTGAGAATACAGCCGTTTTTCATTTTATGCACAGCTGTCATTTGATAATTACGTAAGAAATCTGTCATTACTCATTTTTCGCCTTTGGTGTAATCAACTTTTTATAAAGTTCAAGAGCTTCTTCTCCATCGAAAGCATTTATAACATCGACGGCTTCGCGGGGTTTTTTACGCCCCACGATTAAAACTGTGCTGTCTTTACCAGCCGATGAATCAAAACCTATAATTAATGAATCACTGGTCTTTTCCATCGCTTTCTCCTTTCCTGGGAATCCATTTCTTAAATACGTCATTGAAATATCCGGCATTATCAAAGAAGTATTTAGAAATCGCCATCGCCAGGCCTTTCTCTGGATCAAATGTGTCGTTCTTACCACACTTCACAACGGTCTTTGTACCGTCGTTCCAGAATACAATTGTAGCCGGATCATTGAAAATAACATTTTTAATTTTACATAACGCTTTCTGTCTTGACAGATATCCATAAGGGGTATTCAACATTACTGGCATTAAAGCTTTTACATCGTTTTCACAATATCTTCTTAATATATCTTCCATATCTGGACACCATTCGGATGGCTCGCCATTGGATTTAATTACGCAGTAAAAGCATCTTGAATTAGTACGATTATTTCTGCAATTCTCACAATCTTTCATAATCATTTCTCCTTTTCTTCTAATTTCATAGTAACTCCGCATTTCATAGCTGCAATTGCAATCCTAGCGTCCGTACACTTTCCTGCGACTCTATATACTGTATAAGCCATGATTCCGGCTATAACAATTTTTACTCCGTCACTCATAAATATCACTCCTCATTTATCTTCATTCTTAGACGCAACTATTGTGAATAACGTTGAATCAAAGTAATCTGGGTAATAGTATTCCTTAACCGGCGTTGCCGTTACTGAAATGATGTTCCAGTCATCTTCCTGCAGATTCCGTAATTCTTTGTCCAAATTACTTGCCAAATCACATACTAAATATCTGTTATGTGCTCGGACTTCGAATGCTCGTACGATCATGTTCACTCCTCTGGGCTTTCTTCCTCAGCATATCTTGCAGCAAATCTGTCAATTTGCTGAATGACCTCCATAGACTGCAGATATGCAGTACGACCAGTTTTACCATTTACTTCCCAGTCATATGGTCTTACATCCAGATTAACTGAGCGAATATCAATCTCATCCACGATGGATACCATATCCTCGCTCAGCTCTCTGTGGGCATTTCCGGATACT